TACCGACATTATTAGCTGAAAATGCATTAATGAAGTAGATGCAAAATCCTTCACCTCCAGATATATCGCTACCGAAACATGAAAATTCACCAGATATTACAATATCTTTTGTAATATCTAGAACATCATTCAATAGAACATTGTTGGCTTTAGTTGATGTGATTGTTGTTGCCATTGTTATTATTTACTATTATTCACCTAATTTTAGGATACCTTCATTATTTATCCATGACGAACCAGAAGTCCCATCTAAATTATTATAAGAGATAAAACTAGCTGTTAATGGATTAAAATAATTTTCATCGCGAATAATACTATCTTGAAAATAAACTTCATTAATATTATTAACAAATTTTCCATTAACAAATTTATAGGTTTGATAATAGATTGCTAACCCATCCGATGAATCTGTTGTTTTAATTGTATAAGCATATGTATTGGTTTCTACATCATATGATAGAGATGGCCTATCAACATATGTGATATTATAATAGTAATCTTCGTTCTGCAAATTTCCATTGTCATATGGGTCAATTATCGATCTTAAACTATAACTGCTTAATAATCCAAATTGATTACTTGATTTAACCGGATAAATTTGTTTGAAATTTAATCCGTCTATTTCTAACTTATAAAATGTTGGATACACAGTCTTATAATTTGTTGCAGATAATGCTCCATACATCGTCAATCGATTGAATATAATAGTATTTGATTTCTCATGATAATAGAAATTACCGAATTGTTCAATTGTATTGTCCCCTTGTGTTGTTCTTGATATGTAATTAGTTGTATTGTCAATCGATATAATCTGGTTGGTTGTTTGGTCTATATCAATCTTTTCGTATATGAGATAGTTTGGAGTTTGGATAATTGCAATATCATAAACAACGTCAAATTTAATTATCTCATTGTTTAATTCATTATATATGTCTGTACTATTATATTTGATAAAAATTGAGCTCAACGCAGCAGATAATGGGGAAACATAGTTATTTACATCACGCATGAACCCACTTGCTGATAATTCATATTTTTTATCATAAATTGACTTTTTCTGATATGTATCAATACTGACATATGTGGTCGATAAGGTATTGATTACACTATCATAAAATGGTATATTGTATGGGTTTGTTTGTACATATGCTAATGTAAACGGATCATCATACGGTGCGTAATTAAACAATCCCCCATCAATACTACTTGATAATTCAACTAAAAATGTAGGTGCATTACCAAAATTTGGGCGAGTACCATTGATATTACTAGCTCCATCTAAAAGGACGTTGTAATAATAATCTTGACTAGTTATATCCCATACGGGGCTATCAGATGTTGGAGTGTCTGGCAATACATTACCATTAATATCTGTAAAATATACCCCATCATATAGGTCTCCTCTACCATATACAACGCTTGTACTGTAACACCATGGCATTGTAAATGTTCCATATATTAATGCTGGTGTGATAGAATCTGTTAAACTGGTTGCAGGTAATTCAACACCAGATCTTGTAAAGGTTATAGCTGGTAAGATACCTTCTACTGTTCCTGTATCGGTTGAATAATCAAATGCATCTCCATCGTATGTAAACAATCCATATGATATAAACAAACATCTTTGAGTAACAGTACTAATAGCATTGGTATAGTTATCGAAGATGACTGGTTTAACTTGTTTATATAATCCATATATATTACCATAAACATCTGATGTTGAATTAATTTGATCTTTATATGTAACTGCTAAAGTATTTTGACGTTCATTGATTGGATAAAACGTTTTATTTTTGCTAGCAAAAACATCTGCATTAGCCCAAATATCGCTTGTTTTGCCTTTAAAGAAGTCTACCTTATCATATTGTTTAGATATACCGGATGCATAAAGTTTTAATTTCTCTTCGCTATTAACATATCCATTGTAATTAATATATTCTGATCGATCGTTAATATACCCAAATGCTGCGCCATTACTAACGTTGTAATTTACAATATAAGCATTTTCGGTGATATCATATATTGTACCGGTTCTAGTGTAAATTGAATTACCGTATGTATTAAGATATCGATTTGGATCCGGAAAATAATATATTGCATTCGGTGGTAATGAATCCTTTACTGTATAATTATACGAAAATGTATTGTACAATAATACCCCTAATTTATTTGGAGTGAAATATCCTCCAATATCTTTAGCTCTTACCAAGAACGCAGTATTAGGAGCGGTTGCAGTCGATACATTATTCCTATTCAAGTAATTACTTGCAGGTGATTTAGCTGTTAAAAACTTACCAGATAAAAATTCTCCGGTTGATGTGGTTGATAAATAGTACCAATCTGTTCCACTATATTTTTCTAGCAATAATTTAGTGTTTATTAAATTAAGATCATTGATATCACCTGTATTGTATTGTAGTACGAAATCTTTATTTTTCAGATAATTTGTATCTGACGACACCAACGATACTGGAACTGAAAGATTGCTAATAAATCCATCTAAAATGTAATTATATGACGATAATAGTCTAACAACAGCCGTATCATAATTTAGAAATACATCAAAATTCCATGGATTGGTATTTGTATTCCAATAGGTTGTTCTCAGCTGACCACCCGTATTATAAGCTGAAGCTGGTTGTTGTGCAGATATATCAAAATATTGATCGTATTCATCATACAATTCATCTACAACAATGTTAACATTATTAAGGATATATTGAGTATTCTTTTGATATTGATTTATAATCGATTGAGTGGTCGAATTATAATGCAATAAATCATTGATTAACTGAAATACAAACTCTTTTATTCCTATATTTGATGAATAGATATTATTTCGTTTAGGTTGAGTCTTAACGACTTCCCTAAAATCCTTATAATAATTTGTAAGACTTTTAATTTTCTGAGCAACTAATGGAACGATGGTATCTAATTGATCTGGATCGTCATAATCGATAGCGTTCAAATAATTGCGTTCTTGTTCTGTAAATACTTCAAGGGAAATATTCTTAACTAAATTGACATAATATTCTTTAACATCGTCTGCTTGATCTTGTAGGAAGCTATTTTTAACAACATTCCATTGTATGATATATTTTCGATAAGAATCTTTAAAAGTGTTGATAGACAGGTTGGTATTTTTAAAGTACGTTAACCAATTTTTAAATTCAAGCGGAGCATCATAGTCAACAGCAGTAGATATATTACCAATGACCGTTATTGATTGATCAATATTATAATTATTAAAACGTTCTATAGTGTTGACAGACATTGATATTATTTAGTTTATCAGGTTGCAGATAGTAAATCTAAACCTAAACTCAATTGGTAATTTAAATTTTGATCGACAACACCACCATAATCATCCCATGTTTCTAATGCTGTTCCTCGATAACTACTTAAATACCACGGCATATATGTGGTTGATAACGGGTTTGTTCCAAGTAAGTCAATGGTTGTCCCATATGTGTCTTCCCAGTTAATAATATTACCAACAAATTTACCCGGAACAACTGGAACAAATTCGTAAAAATTGTAATAACACGATAATTTATATGCACTTAATGAATCAGATTCATAATCATCAGGTAATGATAATCCCCATCCCCACGATGAATTGTATGTACTCAATGGGTAACTTGATAATGATATTGAACTGATATTAGTTCTCATAACCCTGTATGTTTCAGAAAATATTTCATATACAATAACATAATTATTATTCTTATAAACTATGCCGTTATGCACATTAATTTGATTACCTAAATTGTTACCGTATTTTTTATCAACGCTATAATCTTGTGCAGCCTTTGTTAAATCATTAGCACGATAACTTAAGTTGTATTTATCCGCAAAATTATCCTGCTTTTGTAATCTCTTTCCAAACAGTAATGATTTTTTGATTGAAAATAAATTAACTAATCTAGCTAAATCAGCTGGATAATTGATTAACAAATCTTGATTTGCATATTGTTGCAAATCAAGATTATACATTTGTGCATACCCATACAATGATTGGATATCACATGTATCGATGTTTGATGTATTTTTTATGAAATTGCTTGTTTTCTCGTAAACACGCTTACCAATTGAATTTGTATTTGATTCAACAGTACCTAACATAGAACTAAAAAAGGTATCAAACAGAACAGGTAATTGATATATCGATGGTTGAAATGCTAAACTTTTCATATAATTAGTTGCATCAAAGTTTTCGTTAATCTTTGCAACCTTATTTGATCCGGACTTCGGATATAAATGAAATGGTTGGCTCGACCCAGACACAACAAATGAATCGTTTGGATCTATATCTTGTAGAACACAAACAGCACTCAAACAAACAACACCACCATCTAGATAATATTCGCTATTTAAATCATTATCTTCCGGGATAATAATATTTCCTTTAACCCAACCGTAATGGTAATTTTCAAATATACTAGTATCAATAGTTAAATATGGTTCTATATTTCCTAAACTATTACCATATGGATCGGTTAAGTATAATTTAACTGAATTCAGTGCAAAAGTACTATAACCCTGTGATAATAAATTAAACTGATGTTTACTTGAATATTGGTTGCTATATTTCAATTTAGCAACGAAACTAATTTTTTGATTAATAAATTTAGATTGATCGATATAAAATGTAGTTAAATTAAACCCTTCACCATCTAAACCGTTACTAGTAATATTAAACCGGTCGGGACGTTTAAATTCAACAGAGGAAATTTGATAATATGTTGATGTTGAGTTCTTGATTGGTAGTTCATAATTTGTAGGTAGATTGAAATTGAGAGTGTAATTATCTGGAAATTTACTCGTATCAATTGTAGCTAAAATATAGTAGGGTTCGGTTTGAACAAAATCATCAACAAAATACAAATCACAATACCCGCTTGTACCAACAAAAAAGGCATTGACATCTGATGCTGATGTTGGAACTACTAACGACGCTGCATCTAATTTACCATATAAATTTGTATCTATTGTTTTTACTTTATCTACAATGGTATCACTATAGAGCGTGTTAACTAACTCACGTTGTATAAACCTATGTGTGGGCAACAGGTGAGCGTAAGGCTCTTGAGTTAATTTAGGTATATCATAATTGAGTGAATTACACCCACTAGCAGCTAAAAAGAATGAATACCCATTAGATGAAAAGCTTTGTAAACTGTTAAATCTAGTCAATGTTAATTGAGGACTATAGACACCAGCAGTTAATGTAATGGTTTCGGTACTATCTACGGTATTGAATGCGAATGTATTAGGTACAAAATCTCTGATAGTAACGGTATTGTTATATGAATCCAACACACTTGAACCAGACGACAACATTACTGTCATAGTGACTTGATATTGGCCTGGGTAGTAGTATGCATGAGTACTAGATAATCCTGAGACTTTAGCTGATCCATCTCCAAAGTCCCAAATAATGTAATATTTACTATAATCTTCGGATTTATATGTTGTTGGAATAAACTTTAACGGGGTTTGTTCAAGTGCATATGACGATAATGATGCATTATCAAATACATCATAACTAGTAAATTTCCAATATCCTGTTTTTATAATTGCCATGTTTATTCTTGTCTAGTTACTTCAATCCGATTTGATATATTCAATAAATCTTTGAAATACGGAAATTGAAAATATTTTAGATTTATATCTTGTTCGGTAAACGTATAATCATCATTTGGATACACTGGATTATACACTAATAATTGCAATAAATTGCTCGTTAAATTACCTCTTCTAGTTGAAAAGGTAACGACTCCATCGACGTCCAAGATTGACTGAGAGAGGGTTTTAATGCTAATAGTTTGATTTAATTGCAGATTACTTATATTAAAATATTCTTTGAATATAGACGCAATTTCATTCTTAACAGCAGATGTATCCCGTCTAGAATTTTTATCAATTTCAACATATAAATATGATTCATCTCCATTATCTGGTAAATATTCAATCAAATCATCTGGAGATGATGAAACCCCTAAATTAACTTCCATATAAACCGGATCAACTACAACTAATTCGGTAGTAGCGGATTTAACATCATTTAATAAGATATTAATAGCATTCTTTTGAGCTATCGACAAGTAGTTTGTTCGAACATCTAAACTAGTTTCCAATATTTTATCCGGGACTGCAAAGATATAAATGTTATTAAAATCGCAAGAATCAGCAAAGTTCACTTGACTAAACAAAACTCTTGAATCTAAATTTGGTCGATCAAGTCCGATATCAAAGAAATATTGTTGATATCCAGTTAAGTAATCAAAGTTATTAACTACAGATACGGATGTTACCCAACTAGAGAAATTTTTACTAATATAATTTGCATAATCACTAGTAGTTATTAATCTGTATTGTGAATTATATAAATTCGGAGCGTTGGTTTTAATTTCATCGACGGTTTCTTTATCTTTAAACAATGTTGATGAATTTCTATTTGAAAATGTAATATTTGCAGCTTCGGATGATGTAAGAATATTTGACCCGCCTGGTAATGTATCTGCTAAAATATCATTAAATTGGGTTGTATTATAAAAGTACAATTGCTGGTTATCTAATGTATTTTTACTTACTTCACCATTACTAGCATCTGATTTAAGATAATAAATTGCAACAAGGTCTCCCTGATTTAAACGTTTACCATTAATGTTATTACCAAATTTTATTTCATAACGTTGATCTTCATTAAATCTAACAGCATATTTTTTAGCTGAAGCATTTTCTAAATATAGTGATGTTGATCTTGACCATTTTTCCCATTTAGCTCCTTGAGTATTTGCTTTAACATAAACATCGATATTATTGTTATCGATATAAAAGTTAGATTCCTCATTAGATGGAGCTAATAAAGCAACTTCATTATTTTCTCCAATAGCTTCAAATACAGGATATTCAACAAATTGACCATTATACAAAAGGTTATTATTTTGAAATGTAGTTAAACTTTCAATACCATCTAATGTTTTTTGAAATGATACATCATTAACAAACGTATAAGAAGTACCAGAAAAAGTAAAATAACTATATCGCGGTATAGTATACAAATTTATTGGTAAATTATTGCTAGCTACAGCTTCAAATGATAAGTTCGGTGTTTGAGGACCAGACGGGTTATAATCGATGCTCTTAACAATTTGATTGATATTCTCATATAATTCAGCTTGACTAAAATTACTTTCAGATGAATTTTTATTGAGATAGTAAATTAATGTATGATAAGAGTATGCAATGATATCAATAATAGCAGATAAATTACTACCTTCGTAGTTTTGATCAGTAAATATCTGTTGTTGGTTCATCCGTTCAATGATTAAGTCTTTAAGACTAATTGCATCAAACGCTACATAACCATCTTGTTTTATTTCGTAATTTTTATCTGCCATATTAGTTATAGAAATTTATTCCGGTTGAATTTAATAACGCTTTAAAAGCGATCCGATTGTTATTATTTATAAACGGTACTTCAAGTACCATTGTTATTAGATATTGATCATTTTCAACATCTGCAAATACATTGATTTCTCTTGCAATAACACGTGGTTCTTGTTTAATTAATTGATTCTTAATTAAGTTACCTATTGATTGTGCTGTATCAACACTACATGGCAAGAATAAAAACTGGTTCAAATTTAACCCGAATTCCGGATTTAATACTTTATCTCCAGGAAATGATGTAAAAATGTTAATAATTGAATTTTTTATAGCTCCTAAATCATAACTACCACGAAGATCCTTTTCATATAGATTACTATATAATTCTACTTGCTTTAATTGATCAAATTTAAGATCAACTGCAATATCACTATATGTGTATTGCGGCTTTGTATCTATATTTTTAGGTTTAGCTAATGAATTTAGCTTTATGTTTGCCATGTTATTATTTATGCTTACCTACCTAGGTAAATGTTTCCTTTAACTCCTGGCAATAGTTCTCTAATTTTTTCGAGATCAGTTACACGTAACCACGGTATTGCAGTATTCGATAAATTAATATCACCATGAACAACTAATGATTTAGGGAGAGATTTGAGTCTGCTACAATTTGATAAATTCAAATATCCTCCAATTTCATATTTAAATAGAGTCCCAATTTCAACATTCTCTCCAATATGTTCAAGCTCTGAAAACAAACAACCGCACATACCACCTACTTTTAGTCCGTTTGGAAGTGATTTTATATTAGTGTAAGATAAACGCAAATCACCTCCAACTTCTAACCCATCTGGTAATTTTTCTATTGCTGATGCTGATAACACTAAATTATCAGGTATTGATAATAAACTTGGAGGTAGTGTTTTAATTGGTGTGTTGTATAAATCTAAACTACCACCCATTTTAATATCATCCGGTAATGACTCTATTTTTGTCTGTCGTAAAATTATACTTCCAGGTACCTTTATCCCATTTGGTAAAGTTTTAACCGGTAACTCAGATAAATTTAAATCTTTTAATTTACCTTGTTTAATTTAGTTGTAATTGACTAATAACATATCGTTGTAACCGTTGTTCACGATCATCAAGCCTTCTTGGTTGAAAGATAGATTCATCTTGCTCTAATAATTGTGTTAAATCTTGAAATTTCATCTTACGTTATGTATATGTTGGTTATTCCCGGACACATCTGCATTATTTGTTTCTCCGAATATCTACGACTTATTGGGGTACCCACCAGGTAAACCACATTACCAACTTTAATATCGTTTGGTATATGTGTAATATTTGAGTCGAATAAATCTAAATCTCCTTTAACCACTAGTTTATTTGGCAATACGGTCATTGGAACCTTATATAAATCTAGACTATCATTGACCGTTAACCCATCTGGTAATGATTGTAGTGGTGTACCACCGAGCGATATTGTACCACCAACAATTATATTATCCGGATAATGCGTAATTTGTGTATCGTATAAATTGATATTTTTGCCTACAACTAGTCCTTTTGGTAATTGTTTAAGTGGGGTGAATGATAAAATTAGGTGACCCTCTACATGTAACCCATCTGGTAATGATTGTAGTAGAGATCCAGATGCATGTAAATTACCACCAACGTATTTTAAGTTAGATGGTAACGATGTTATTGGAGTGTGTGATACATCTAAATCACCTTTAGATCCACGTTTAATATAATCTTGAATGTATTGGTTAATTCGGCGTATCCGCCGAATTTGTCTATCTTCAACCCGTCTTGGTATGAAGATTGATTCATCTTGCTCTAATAATTGTGTTAAATCTTGAAATTTCATTACATTCTCCATTCATTGACATAGGGATACATCTTAATTAATTGTGATTTTGTAAATTTCCGAGCAAATGGTGTACCCAGTATCGATAAAATACCATCTACGCGTATATCACGGGGGATGTGTATTAATTGTGTTGTATCTAAATTAAGGATTACCCTCACATGTAATCCTTCCGGGACACTTGTTACCCTGGTTACATTTACAAATATCCTATTAAACTCTTTTTGGGTGGTTTTTGGAAATTCGGTGAGTTTAGTGTTCGGTAACATCATCCCAGATCCAATTTTTATGTCTTCTGAAACCTTTTGTATTTCCGAACCGAATGCAAATAAATCGTTCCCAACATGTAATCCTCGAGGTAACTCTTTTATAGGTGTATCTTGTATATTTAAATCTTCTTCAACATATAACCCTTCAGGTAATACCTCAATCGACGACTGATCAAGATCACACCTACCATTAACCCTTAACCCTGTTGGTAAAGTTTTAATTTGTGAATCTGTAATACCTAAATTACCTCCAATAACCTTTAAATTATTTGGTAATGCTTTAATAGGTGCTCTGTAAAGATATAAATCACCTTTAGATCCATTTTTAATATAATCTTGAATTTGTTTATTATACTCTTGTTGATGGCGGATCAGCCTATCTTCAACCCGTCTTGGTTTGAAGATTGATTCATCTTGCTCTAATAATTGTGTTAAATCTTGAAATTTCATAAGTAAATAAATCCATTAATATTTGGAAACATTTTATCTATTTCCTGTTCGGTGGCCTTACCAGAAAGCCGACGTGAAAATGGTGTATTGCTAGCAATTAAATCTCCTTCAACTTGTAAATCTTCTGGTAATGATGAAATCTGGGTATAATCTATAAATAAGTCCCCACCAACTTTTAACCCTTTTGGTAATTTTTTTATAGGGGTATTACTTAAATCTAAACTTTCTTCAACGGTTAACCCATCTGGTAATGAAGTGATTTGTGTGTAGGATAATCCAAAATACCCACCAACATATTTTAAATTGTTTGGTATATCCTTAATATCTGATTCAGCATAAGTTAAGTCACCATGACTACCGTTTTTAATGTAGTCTTGAATCGTTTGATTAAGGATTTTATCATATCGGGCTTGTCTATCATCAACCCTTCTTGGTTGAAATAGGGATCCATCTTGTTCTAATAATTGAGTTAAATCTTGAAATTTCATCGTGTCCACCTACGTACACCCGGATACATCCGAGATAATTGTTTGACTGTAAATGTTTTAGCTAATGGCGTGTTTTTAATATAACACCGGTGATCAACTTTTATATCATCCGGAAGTGTTGCAATCGGGGTATTATTTAAGTGAAGAGAGTGTTTAACATACAACCCTTTTGGTACTTCAGTTAATAGTGTATGTCTCAAATCTAAATCTACATTAATAGTCCAATTTTCCGGTAATGATCTGAGATGTTTACAATGATAAAGGATCACTTCTCCTACCTCCAGAGGATATGGTATATGTTTGATCTTTGAGTTACTTAAATCTAGATACCCGGTAACCTTCAATCCTTTCGGTAACGACTGAATTTGAGATTCATCTAACCATAAATTTCCGTTAACTGTTAACCCTTCCGGTAATGACTCAATTGATAAGCGTCTGAGATCTAAATTACCTTTAGACCCGTTCTTCATATATTCTTGCAGTTGACGTCGAATTTGTTGTTCATAACGGGCCTTCCGGTCGTCTATCTTTCTTGGTTTGAAGATCGATTCATCTTGTTCTATTAGATTTGTTAAATCTTGAAATTTCACTATTATTATTTATAAGTTGCTTAAATATTATTGTGGAAAAGAAATTCGATAAAATTTACGAATCAACTGTCTCCAGATATACCAGAGGCGGATTTTTAACTGGCGATCTTGTAAAGGTCCGGGATGATTATAAATCAAGCGAAGGGTTTAAAAAATTACATCCAGATTTACAAGCTAAATTAAATGATTTACTATCTAGTGATCTTAATTTACGTGTTTCCGGGATTGAAAACAAATACCCATCCGGCCAACCAGGAAATACAGATAATTCAAATGGAGAAGTGGTTTTGACTGTTTCTCAAGAAACATCACCTGGCAGATATGATGGATTTTATACCTTTCCTACAGATATTTTTGAACCGGTTGATGTGTATCCTAATAGAATGCCTATCCCAGATAGTATGGTTCGACCTGATAAAACCAAAATCGATCCAGATACCTTGGAATATGAAGCCGAATATGTTGGACAGAACCCATTTAAATCTCAAACCGAAGCTGGTTATACTCCAGGGGATAACCAAAAACAACCAGCTGTAGGTGATGATAAACAACTACATAACAAAAACATCCAAATACCTAACGGAAATACCTTTGATGCTCAATCAGTTGGTGGAGGTAATATGCCTGATACTAGCATTTACTTAAGGTGATAAAACACGAATAAGCATTTATCTCTTGATCCATCGCGAAAGATGCCTTGTACATGTAGTCGTAACATACTAATAGTTGCGACTTCTTTTTTTCCTCTGGTTCTGCTAAGGTGTCAATGTAATTAAACATTTCTTTGATTAACATTGTATAATCGTTATTAAATACCGATTCATTCATAATTGCTAACTTACGACATTTAAGAACATGACCTCCAGATATTAGTGTATATAAGTCTTTGATTAATTTTTGTAATGATATTGTATCAGGTACAGTAATTTCATTACCAACTGTTAATTTTTGAAGATCGTTAATTGCTTTTCGGATATCAGGGAACGAATTACGAACAATTTTAGCAACATCATTAACATCAAATTGAATATTTTCAGATTGTAAAATATGAACTAATCGACTGATAACATTTTTGAGGTCATGGGTAATATTGTATGATTGGCAACGACTTTGCAATGCTGGGATGATTTTATGTTTATAGTTTGCAGTCAATATAAACCTAGTCAATCCGCTATATTCTTCCATTACATTTCGAAGAGCTTTTTGCCCATCTGGTGTAATACCGTCCGCTTCATCTAATATTACGATTTTAATCGGATACAAACTTTTCGTTTTAGCGTAATTACTAACTTTAAATCGTATAGTATCAATGCCATTTTCATCTGATGCATTGATATATAGGTGATCGCAGTCTAATAGTTCGTTAACAACAATTTTTGCAAATGTCGTTTTACCAATACCGGGAGACCCAATTAATAAAATATTGGGCATCTCGTTAGTTTTTTTCATTTTACTAACGAGTTCGATAATTGGGTTGTCTGGCTTAATACAAAATTCTTCAATTTTTTTAGGCCTGTATTTTTCAACCAAAATTTGATCTAACATACTTTGATTATATGATATTACTCTTATGAATCAAGTATTTTATTTGCTGTCTGAACTGCCAAACCCTTTCTCCCCACGTTCTGTTTCGGTTACTTCAATTGACCAATCTACACCAACATTATACATTTTATAAACAACAAATTGAGCACATGCTTGGCCTTTTTTAATTAAAACCGGCTTTCCAGTTAAATTGTATAGTTTTATACTCAAATCTCCCCGATATGGGTTATCGATTACACCAAAATGTGGCTGTACTCCTTTTGCAAATCCTAAACCTGATCGACCTTCAATTCGAAACCAGTACCCTGGAGTGATATCCGCAACCTTAATTCCAATTGGAACCAAACTATTACCAATTTCAGTTTTATGCACAAATAAACTACCACCAGTTTCAGTTGTACCTACAACC